CATACAGCTTCTGCCTGCTTACAAAAGTTGTTTGGCAGTGAAAACATTAAATTGTATAGAGCGTTGGATGATGAGGGCATTTGGCATTGGTGGGCCGTTACATCTGAAGGCAGCAAGATTGATTTGACTGCTGATCAATACTATTCACAAGGTCGCACACCACCCTATGAAAAAGGAAAAAAAATGTCAATGCTTGGTTTTGATTATCGCAAAAGAGTCCACAAGTTACTAGATTCAGTTAAAGCGGATTTACTTTCAAACGGAACACCGCTACAATAACATCTGTCAAGCGAAAAAAGAGGCAAATATGAATGAGAAAAAATCTAATCATTATGTAAATAATACCGACTTTTTAAAGGCGCTTATTGATTATCGTGTAAAATGTGACCATGCTAAAAAGAAGGGTAAGCAGGACCCACAAATTCCAAATTATATTGGAGAATGTTTTCACAAAATTGCAGACCATTTGTCACGCAAGCCCAATTTTATTTCTTATTCTTTCCGTGATGAAATGATTGCCGATGGCATTGAAAATTGTCTAATGTATTTCCGTAATTTTGACCCAGAAAAATCAAAAAATCCATTTGCCTATTTTACGCAAATTATTTACTATGCTTTTTTACGCCGTATTATGAAAGAGAAAAAACAACTCTATGTCAAATACAAAGCAACAGAACAATTTGGTATGCTGGATGAATTGGAATCGGTGAAAGATTATGATAATACCATGAATACAAAATTGTATGAAAATATTTCGGAGTTCATTTACAATTTTGAAGAAAACAAACGCAAGAAAAAAGAAGGTAAAATAAAAGGTTTAGAAAAATTCATGGAAGAAGAATTGCCTTGAAGCTATTGATCATCATGATTGTTTGTAGTATTATATTGGGATGTGCGCCAGCTTTAAGGACGGCAGAAAAATTTTGCCAAGAAAATCCTTGCCACGGCCCACAATTTAAAATATTGGAGTGGTAGATGGAAAAATCAAAAATTGAATATTATCTTAAAATTCTTGAAGATAAGCACAAAATTCTCAACAAAACAATTGATAACTCTCATGCAGTATTATCTGATTTTCAAATTGAAATAATGAAAAAACAAAGGTTACAACTTAAAAATCAGATAGACCATTATAAAAAACAATTAGTATGAAGTTATGCATATTGGGTGATTGCCACTTCGGTGCGCGAGCAGACTCTTTGGATTTTCACAAATACTTTCAAAAATTTTATGATGAAGTATTTTTTCCCTATCTGATTAAAAATGACATAAAAGTTATTTTTCAGATGGGCGATTTATTTGATAGGCGAAAGTTTATCAATTTTAATTCTCTTTATCTATCTAAGAAATATTTTTTTGAAAAATGTGAAAAATTGAATATTCAATTACATACATTAATTGGTAATCATGATGTTCCTTATAGAAATACTCTTGAGGTAAACTCACCATCATTGTTGTTGAATGAATATTCGAATATTAAAATTTATGATCGATTTGATACCATAGAATTTGATGGTGTTTTGATTGATGTGGTGCCTTGGATTTGTGATGACAATAGTAAAGAAATCTTTGAGCGCATGAAGGAAAGCAAGGCACAGATTTGCTTTGGGCATTTTGATATTGCTGGTTTTGAAATGGAAAGAGGTATTGTTAGCGATACTGGTATTGACAAGAGCGTTTTGTCCAAGTATGATGTTGTTTTATCAGGTCATTTTCACCACAGGTCAACGGATGATAATATCACATATGTTGGAACACCCTATGAAATGACCTGGTCTGATTGGAATGATCCAAAAGGTTTTCATATCTTTGATACGAACACCCGTGAAATGACCTTTGTGCAAAATAAACATACAATGTTCTATAAGATAAATTATGATGACGGCTCAAAAACATTTGAAGATTGGAAAGTCTTTGATTTTTCTGCTCTGAAAGAATGTTATGTTAAAGTGGTTGTATTAAACAAGCAGAACCCATATTTGTTTGATCATGTGGTTGATAATTTGTATAAAGCGGGCGTTTCAGACATTTCAATCGTTGAAGATTTTAGTGATGCCTTAATTGATAATGATCAAGATATTGTTAATCAAGCTGAAGATACGATGACAATTCTTTTTCGATATATTGATAATCTTGAACATGATGTTGAACCTGAAAAACTTAAAAATATTATGCGCGAACTATATGTTGAGGCATTGAATACTCAAGTGACTGAATGATTCTATTTCGCCATCTTCGTTGGAAAAATCTGTTAAGTACAGGTAATTATTTTTCTGAAATAAACCTTTTTACAAATCCCACAACGCTAGTGGCTGGTGTAAACGGTTCGGGAAAAAGTACGATGCTTGATGCATTGTGCTTTGGTCTATTTGGCAAACCATTTAGAAATATCAATAAGCCACAGTTATTGAATTCCATTAATAATAATGATTGTGTCGTTGAGATTGAATTTGACACGGGCAACAAATCATATAAAATTGTTCGTGGTATAAAACCAAACATATTTGAAATTTTTTGTAATGGTGAACTTATCAATCAAGAAGCTGCAAGCAGAGACTATCAAGATTATCTTGAAAAGTTCATTCTCAAATTAAACTACAAGTCATTTACGCAAATTGTTATTTTAGGTTCTGCATCATTTACGCCTTTCATGCAATTAAAAACGGCAGACCGCAGAGAAATCATTGAGGATTTGCTGGACATTCAAATTTTTTCTACTATGAATAATTTGGTAAAAGATAGATTAAGTAATAACAAAGATTTAGTTGCAAACAAGAAACATGAAATAGATTTGGAGCAACAGAAATTTGACATACAGAAAAAACATATTGAAGAATTGAAACAAAATAATGATGATAAGATAAAGGAATATGATGTAGAGATTCAACACCATAGCAATACCATATTTACTTTATTGTCAAATGTGACCATTCTTACAGCTGAGGTTGAAAAATTACAGGACTCCATGGTAATCAAAACTGAAACGGAGGCTAAGGTCAAGACAATTACAAAACTTGAATCACAAATTGAAGGTAACTTATCCAAATTTCGCAAGGATATAGATTTTTTTCAATCGCACGATAATTGTCCAACATGTAGGCAAACCATTGACACAGAATTCAAAGAAGAAGAACTTTCGAGTCTTTCTGTAAAGATATCAAAGTGCGAGCAGGGATTAAATGAGTTGGAAGAAAAACTCAATGCTGAACAAAAAAAGTTAAATGAAATTGCGGAGAAACAAAAAGAACTTCAGAAGAAACAGGTAGAAATTGCAACCTACAATACAACAATCACTGAAACAAACAAAATGATTGCTCGCTTGCAAAAGCTGATTGAAGAACTGAAGAATTCGAAAACAGTATCCGATAAAGAAGAAAAAGAATTGAGTGATATAAAAAATGGCTTAAATGAATTGAAGGATAATTTAAGAGCGCTTATTGATGAACGTACCTACTATGAAGTTGCAGGTAATTTGTTGAAGGACACTGGTATCAAAACGAAGATTGTGAAACAATATTTGCCTGTCATCAATAAAGTAGTCAACAAATATCTAGCATCATTGGATTTCTTTGTGAACTTCAATTTGGATGAATCATTTAAGGAAACAATCAAATCTCGCCATCGTGACGAGTTTACCTATAATAATTTTTCAGAAGGCGAAAAACAAAGAATTGATATGGCTTTGATGTTAACATGGCGCGCAGTTGCCAAATTAAAGAATTCATCAAATACAAATCTATTGATTTTGGATGAAACATTTGATTCTTCGTTAGATGCCAATGGCACAGAAGAACTGATGAAAATCTTACATATGTTGGAGGGTGTAAATCTGTTTGTCATATCACATAAAGGCGACATATTGCAAGATAAATTTTCTAATGTTATTCGGTTTGTTAAAGAGAAAAACTTTTCGAGGATGTTAAAATGATGGAAAATCAAATTCGCATCACAGATGGTTATGAAAGAACTGTAGATATTTTATCATATAATGGGAACACATTTCAAGCAATTATGTTTGAAGCTTCATCCGACTATAATGACGTTTTACAGTTTAAAACTAAAAACGAAGCTAAGCAATTTGCAGAAAATTGGGTGTTTAGAAAATGAATGAAACATTAATTATTGATACAAATGCGGCATTAGC